CCTTCCAACTATCCACCGACAACGCCTTGGCAAGTAGGATTACCGTCTTGTTTACATCCACAATCATTGGTCTACTCCTAATTGAATCACCTTTCCAGCACGCAATCCATTATTGTGGGTCACAAGAAGGAATTGGAATTTCATCTCTTCCGACAGTGACAATAGTAGTTTTCTTACTGCGGTTGTATGGGTGGCATCCACATGGCGAAATGCCTCATCCATCGCCAGGAACCTTCGCCTTTTAGGAGTAGCTAAAAGAATACAAGAAAGGCGAAGAGCAAAAGCAGCAACGTCAAGAATACCTCCACCAACATCATCGGCTTCAAACTCATTACCATCCCTCTCGAAAAGCAACTTTGCTTCGGTTCTACCACGTTTCTGTTCAAAAGCGATCTTGAAGGAATAGGCTTCCTCTCCATAAACGGCTTTGAGACACTTCGATACCACAGAAGCGATCTTACCGTGTGCTTGCTTTTGTACCGCAGTAGCTACTTCCTGGACTAGTTTTTGTGATCTAGCGGCTACTTCATAGCGTTCCTCAGATTCAGCAAGAATGCGTTTTTCTTCCTTCACCCTTGCAACGGCAAGTTGATAACGGGGTAGAGCGTTGTTGAGAAGGGTTTGAAAGTCTTCTACCACCATTGGATAGGACCTTTCTCCACTCCAATCTGATCCGCCACATTTTCTCCCTCTCTCCAAAAATCCTGCCAAAGAAGGGAACGTTGCAGGATTCGTGTTACTCCGAAAAACTCCTTACCATAGAACAAACCAACCGATTCAATTCCATCGAATGTTTTGGGGCGTACCTTTCTACCATCCCTACCACCTAAACGCCCTCTTTCCAGTACCTCATTCCACAACCACATTTCCTTGAGGATTGGCACAGGAACAATGGAGTTGGGAGCGATGAATAAACCCATCGCTGCTGTGCGTAGATAGATGTCTTCCGTTACCACGTTAACGAAAATCGACTTTTGGGGTAATAAGTAAACCGGGAGTCTTCCTACAAGGAGAGGGGGTTTCTTTTCCTTGCGGCGATTCTCGTTATTGGAATGCTCCTTGAAATCCAATCGGACCACCATCGCGGTGCCAGCAAGGGGAGTAAGATACTCAATAACTGTCTTATTCATCCTAAACTAGACTCCATACTCATCAACTTTTGTTCTCTGTTAGAAAAGTCCATTCTCTATCACCAACCAAACCTAGACGAATCAGTTTATCCCAACATTCATCTCGTTCCCTACATTTCTTGTCTGTTGGCCACTCATTACTTTGACAAATTGCCGTAAGCAACTGTTTGTACCAATCCTCACCGGGATTGCATAGGAAATCAGCAGCTATTTTAACCGCTTCTATCTCCAATCTAGACAACCGTATTCCTTGGCGTCTCCAATCGTAATCGTTGAATGCTTCCCAGCAGATAGGGAACAGTTTGGCAACAATTTCCTCACCAATAACTGTGGCGTATTCACCGATTTCCTTCTGAGCATGGGAATCCATGCGAAGGGAGAGAAAATTAAAGACATTGCGTAGATCACACTTCCAGAAGATGTCCGTATAAGTAGACAGTGGAAGGTCTTTTCGTGCTTGTTCCCTAGCTACTCCCATCGCTAAACGATTTTCGTACAGGTGCCTAGCTATCTTGTGAAATTCATCCTCATCAGAAGACAAAAATAGACCTGGAGGTACTGCTGTATCCGGATAAGCACCACAAATGTCTCGTATCTCATCCGAACCTTCTGGCCATTCTGTAAGGAAACCAGAACTTCCTTGCTTGTTCATTTCACTTTGAATACGCCATTGTATTGATGATGTTTTTTGAGTGGCGTCTATTGCTTCACTGTATCTAGTCGAATACTCATTTAAATGAGCCGTTCTATGCCTCACTAACTGGCGATGGCAATCCATAGGAAGGCGAATAGCTATTTTTATCTCCGCTTGCTCGAATGGCGTAGCGTGATCGTGCCGATAGAGATACCGAAGAAGGTTTCTATCATCGGAAACTTGTCGAGTTCCCTTACCATAACTAAGCCTTGCTGCGGCAACTATATCCTCATCACTCCCCATGCAGTCAAGGAGAATAATAAAGCCCTGATCCAGTACAGGGAACTTTTTCCAGCGAAGTTCTTCAAGAGCGGAATTAGCCATTTCTCAGAGTCTCCAATTGTTCTGAATACTTCTGTTCTAGTCGTTTCAAACCCTTCTCCAAACTCTCAGCATTCTCAGCGTGTTTTCGCTTCCTTTTCCCAAGTAAAACGTTCAATTCATCAATAGACGACACCGAGAACTCTCGTTTCAACTCTCGTAACGTATGGTCCCGTACTCCTGCTGCCTTGTCTGCTTTACGTCGGGACTTTTCCATCAATTCCTTTAGTTCTTGACAACGCTGAAGTGTAGACTGCATTGTCTAACTCCTCCTAGATAATTGAGACCACCTTGTTATCTTTTTTCAGCAATAAATTGAGGTCTTCTATAAGAGATTCAATCTTCTTTTGCCTTTCCTTATCGTCAAACTTCCGAATTCTTTCTTCGATTTCCTTCAATGATTCTGGAATGTTGTTACTGATGACAGAATAAGACTCGAAATCATTGAATGCTGAAATCTTCCTTATCTGAAAACCTAAACTATGAACGATGCTTATGGGATAAAAATCAGATTTAGCCCCTTTCCATACTATCTTATCATTTAGATAGACTAGGTATCCACAATACCATTCAACAAATGTAACATTTCCTTCAATCATTTTCCTTACTCCTTATACAAGTCTAATATTACATATGTTTCCATAAACATGGATTTTGACAAATCCAAATCGTCTTTCCACCGTTCCAACAGATGCTCCGGGCATTCTGGTGCTACACAACGGGTAATCCCACTCTGAATTACCATCGCTGCACATACAGAACACGACATGAATGGATAGGTATAGAGCGTGCATCCCTTGCAGGATTTGTTGGCAAAAAGGATAGCGTTTCGCTCACAGTGGACGATCAGTTTGTATTTCAGCTCGCGGTCGTTGTATCGCTCCGGAGAATCGTCTATACCCTTGGCAAATCCATTGTAACCAACCGACACCACTCGATTGTCGGTATCAACAATTACCGCTCCGGTTTTTGTGGAGGGATCTTTACTCCACGAGGCTATCAACTTTGCCATTTCTAGAAAGCGACGATCCCATTTCTCTTTCCTTGCTTGTTCGCCAGAGTATGTTCCACCTGTTTCAGTCATAATCGAAATCCTCTCATGTCACTTAACAATTACCGTCTTCACATCCACGGGAAACTGTAGTTGAAAACGACGATTCCATTGGATTGCCATCGCATCTGCTATGCCTTGAAACGTTCTACTACGAGATTTCTTTCTATCCTCCGGAGGAAGGTTGAAACTATCCGCATACCATCTAGGCATTATTTTCCCACTTTCAAAAACAACATCCTCCTCTTTTTCTACAACGTTAGTGGGTTTCAGTTTGGGTAGGTTCTTCAACCACAAACAGGTCGTTTTCTGATAAGGATCGCCAAACATCCACGGTTGAATAATCTGATCGGGAGGACGTATCCGGGAAGAAGCCACACTCACCGGATTCTCTACACATATCATCGAAACAGGGGCATTCAACATTTCTAGGAAGAATTCTAGGGCTCTCACCTGTCTTTTCTTCTTCTTTTTGAAATGCTTTGCTCCACTTGTCGCCAGATGCGTGCAAGGAGGATGGGCGATTAGCAAATCCCAACCATCATACAGAACCTTGAGGACATTTCCCTGTATATGGAAACTACTCTCTCTCTCTCTGATGGAAGTAGATCACAACTCCACGCATCATAACCACGGGAACGATAGGCATCCCGTACTGTGCCGGAAAACTCACAAGCTACCAGAACGCGAAGCTTCTCCGGCATAACTACTGCTTTTCCCGCTTCTTCAGCATTTCCTTGATAAGTAATGCTACTCGCTCATCAGTAGAATCGGTGTCTAATACCCGCAGAAGCACTTCCGCAAAATCTGCCGTAGGACCTTCTAGCCCTTTCACTTCCTCCATGAATTCAGAAGCGTCAAAATGTTCCTCTGCTATCTCTATCTCGTCATTCACTTCAGACACTACATCCTCAGATATGTCTAGATAGTGAGGATAAGCCGTGCCGTTTTCATGAATTAGCCATACTGCTGGTTGATAATCTTTCTGATCGCTGTGTCGTCTCATCAAACTACCACAGTTGACAACACAAGGCTTTCCTTCTCTAGCAGATACATGAAATGGCTTGTGGTTATCACCAAAGATAGCAAAATCGTATCCTTGCAACTTTGCGTACCAGTTTCTTAGCCTTCGAGAGTCTTCTGCTCCATGATACCCCGTATGTTTGGTCCAAACAAAGGCGTGTATCACTGCTATTTCTAACGTGAGTCTAGTTAACGGCGGTTCTTCTAGTGGGATTACTTCCGCTTTCCACGGGAAGCCATACAATCGTAGCGTTCCTACATCAAGAGGTTTTCCCGGTTCAAGGAGGGTAATTACTCCAGCCTCAACTAACGTATGAAATGGCGACTTATGAAGGTCTTCGTAATTGTGATAGAGAAGATCATGCTGCCCAGGTATGCCATAGCACTTTGGAAGGTTCTTGATGGCGAAATTGATTAACTCTGCTGGAGAATGCCACTTATGGAAGACATCACCAGCAACAAGAAAAGGAGGATTATCGTGTTTGGCTAGTAAATCTCGAATTTGATAACAGTAGCGTTCCTGGGCAGCATACCAGTTAGGCTCGGCTTCTCTAAATAGTGGTGGCTTATGAGAGAAATGAATATCCGCAGTAGTTATGGCAACTACATTGGATTTCCTTACGCTGCTGGATTCCCGCACAACGGGCACTCTTCCCCGATCAACTTCTTTAACTCCTTTTCGGCCGTAACAGCGGCTTGCTCGCACCGGCATTGTTCTTCCTCGGCATCTTGTAGCGTAGTTGCTATTTCTTGTAACTTTTCTAGTTCCTTCTCCTCATCACAGTAGAAATCGTAGGAGGAGAGGAGGTCATTTACCTCATTGAGTGGAATGGAGTGTTCTAGTATTCCATTTGCTTGCTCCAACGCTGCGGCAAACCTCTCCAAACGCTCGATATCGCTCTCTTGCTCCTGTAATTCTTGGGCAACTGTATACAAGCGTTCTAGTTCGTTCGCAAGTTGGGAGGATTGTTCGTATTCACTATGGGCAATTGAGTAAGTTTCGGCAAGTTGGGTAAGTTGAGTAAGGATTCGTTCCTCTTCCTTTTGCCTTACTTCTAACTCCTCAAGTTCCTTCAGGTCCTCTTCTAGTTCCTTCACCCATGAAAGTTGTGTTCTCTCTTGCCTAGCCTTGTCTAGTCTAGTTTTACAGAGGTTTACTTCCTGTTTTGCTTCTCTTAGTTCCGAACCTACATCGGAGAGGATGCCATCAATGAGGTCTAGATTAACGATGCCATTGAGTTCTCTGCTAACCTCTCCAGGTGTCTTGCTGAACCAGAAATGTAGCTCTAGTTGCAGTTGCAGATTTGCCGGTGAGAGATCGAGCAGGTTGGCTACTTCTTCAGGTACGTTACCTTGTCCAAAGGAAACGAATTCCTTTGCACCTAGTTGATAGTAGTTCTTTTTTCCCTTGCCACGTTCCACCTCTCGCTTATCAACAGCTAGTTTTACCTGTACGGTATCCTCACCACGACGAAGGAAACCATCTCCGGAAGGTTTGTTGAACGACACCCATCGTAGGGCACGCAGGAACGCACTCTTTCCTACATCGTTAGGTCCTACGATGACCGTGAGGATAGGAGAGAGATTAACGGTTTCTTTTTCGTGGCACTGGAAATTGCGAAGGGAGATGGATTCGAGCACGTTAGTTGCCTACTAGCTTATTGTAGGTGTCAAAAACATCGGTGAGGAAATCAGCCGACCAAGACTGCATTCCACTCCATCGTTTATTGGAATTGCCAGCGACATTGAGAGTAACTACACCATTGGCAACTAACCATTCAGTGAACGCTCGGACTTCCGCTCGGTTGAACTTTCTTCCTGGAATTATTAACACGTCATAATACTTTTTCTCTAAACGCTTGATGGCATGAAGCGTGAGTTTTTCACCAGCCGTGTTGAAATCGACTGCTATACGAACCGTGGCATCTGCATCAGCAACATTCTTGAAGGTTCGTGGAGGATAAGTAGGCGATTTGTGTTCCTGCAAACCGAAACGTTCTGCTAGATCGGGATTGGGACCATCTTGAGTAAGAAATCCTTTCGGCATCGTTCCACCAGTAAGGAGACTACAACGTCCCGCGGCAATCAGCCCACCTTGATCCGCCCCTGTTTGACCACCGGAAATAACCTTACGAAGCATTGTTGTTAACCCCACCGAACTTCAATGCTCTCTGCTGAATCTTTCCACAAATGACACAACGACGTTCCTGATAGTTGACACAGAAACGAACCGTTTGCACATTACCCCATGTTCTCTCATCCCTTGTAGCAGCCCGAGTACGAACGAAGGCTCTTTTCTCCCATTGGGTAAACTCTTCACAGACGTGGTAGCCTAGCCATTTCCAAAAACGATCAAATATGCTCACCAGCCACCCCCCGTGGATAAGAAACCAACGGGATTGTTCACTACTTCCTTGGAAGGAGACGCTAGTAGTTCGTCAACAACATCAACAATATTGGAGGATGGAAAATAATCGGGATTGGTTTGACCAAGCAAACGACAGCGTAATCGTAATGCTTCTGAGATAAGGAAACATTGATCTTCTGTTAGTTCGATAGAGAATAGCCGCATTTATCAATAACCTCCCAATGAGCGGAAGTATCTTCCAGGAAACCTAGCCACTCTACTCGCTTACGATATTGCGACAACAAACGGAAACGAAGGATTACGTCTCGCAAATAGGTTTCCGTATCCAATCCACCATTTTCCAAGCGTAATCTGTCTTGTAACTCGGAACCATTCAGCATGAAAGCGGCTAAATGAATTGCCTTCTTACCGTCCTCATGTACATCGTAGGAAATGACCATTCGCAAGCCATCATCGAAATCGAACAGGTTCCTTCGCTGTTCCTCTGGAGGAAGACACACTCCTATCTCTACTGATTCCACGTCGTTTGGTGGATCCAAGGCTAAATGATAACGACCCTTTAACTTCTCCACAGACTCCGGACGAAAAGGTAGATATCGTGGCATTAGATTGTTTTGAGCAGTCGTTTTATACCGTGAAGGACCTTGACAGGATCAAACACATCCCGTTTGTCTTCTGTATCTAGAATACTAACGCGAGTAATAGAACCAGTACACTTACGAAGGATCTGAATTACTTCCTCTTCATTCCTTCCTAGCAGTTTGGCTAATTTCGCAGGAGTGGTCATTCCATTATCCACCCCTTCACCGGAAAACGCCTTACGTAATGCAAGTAAATCTGCTTCATTAACAGATTGTCCAATTCGGGAGTTTCGCAACGGTCCAGGTTGGTATTCGGGAATCCTTCCTCTTCTCCCATTAGAACCAGTTGCAAGTGCCCAAACCCTTCTCCGCACTGCTTCCGAATCCCTACCACTGTTCTGAAGATGAGCTACAGCACCCTTGCAAGCGAAGAAATCGTTGAGGATCATGTCATCTGAGGTAGGAGTATGAATCGCCTTGGCAGCAAATGCTTCGCCAAACTCACGATGTCGGTCTTGTTTGGCTACGTTATAGAAGGATTTTTCCTGGACTTTTCGTTTGGATTTTGCCATAGTAGTCGCCTACCATATTCCGCGATACACAATGCTTCCGCCATACCATCGTGTGGTTTCTTCGACCTGCTAGTAGCGAGAAGGGAAACATTAGGATACCTTCTCCGCACATACTGAATTGCGTGGCTCTTTTCCTTACCGGAACCTTTGAGGACTTCCTTCTTCCATTGCTGAGGAGTGACTAGTTCCGTAGGAATGGAGAGAGTAGCGAGCATTCCTAGAAGTTGACCATAGCCCATACCAAAGGTAAAGCATGCTGTAACACCTTGTTTGGGCATCGCATGTACTTTTTCAACACATGCCAGACTAATTTGTTCTATAGTTAGAATCTGTGTCTTAATCCATCTTACCAATTGCTCAATATCAATAAGGCTTTTTGCTCCTCCTTTACCCTTGATGATTGGCGTAGGAATTACCAAAACTTCGCTAGTTTCGGAGAGGAGAGCAACACCACCCCCAATACCAGGATCAAACCCTAAAATCACTTTGTCTGTCATAAACCGAACCCTTGTATGTCTCGCAATGATTTCGCTCCAAGTTGTTTAGCAATACGTTGCCAAGCAACTCGATTTAACTGATCTTCCCGAAATTCCACCTTGAGAGTTCCTTCAAACGGCAGTCTTACCAATCGAAGGTTCCGGTAGAACAACCCTTCCCCTTCAAACGAATCTTCGATTCCTTGATACGACTTGAGATGCTTTCCCAATTCACCTAGAACATATTTGGAGGCAGTCTTCTCAGCTACTCCGGGAACACCGGGAATTGCATCGGTATCGCATCCAGCAATTGCCTGAACCTTTATCCACTGTTTCGGAGTAACCCCGTAATCTCGTTTCAAGTCATCCTTCGTATAGGCTTTCTTGGTTATCGGATTCCACATTACCACATTGTCAGAAAGCAACTGGAATAGGTCGTGGTCACTGGAAACGATGAACGCTTCATCCTCTTCCGAAAGGGATTGGCAACAGGAAGCAATGAAATCGTCTGCTTCATAACCATCTGCAAAAAAGATGTTTTTGAAGCCTACTGAGGGAAGATAATCGTCTCGCAACAACACCAGCTGCCGCCGAAAATCTTTGTAGGCTAATTCTTGCTCCGGAGTAAATACTTTCGTCTTCTTCTTGTATCCGGGAAACATATCCCTGCGAAGACTTTTCTTGGTGGGAGAGTCAAAACAGAAAGCGACGTTCCTTGTACCGAGTTTATCTTGCAGATAGGCTACGTCACGGAGGAATCCGAAAGCAACTCCTGTAGACTCTCCCTTGTTTTTGAGACCAGCCATCGTATGGAATGCTCGATGGCAGAGATAGGAGCAATCAAGTATTAGCCAAACACGATTCACGGTTTGGGGATCTCACAAGGGCAAACACAAGTGGATTTAGACGTTGTAACTGAAGAACTAGGATTTGGTGGGGGAGACCATTTACCACCAACATAAAAAACAGCTATTACAACCGCAACGATGGTAACGGCAGCAATCAGATTAAACCAGTCTTCTCGGTTCATTTATCCCTCGGCAATGATGGAACCTTCTCTAACAAGTATTCTTTAACCTTATCTAAGCTCCACGACTTGATATCTTCAGGCCAACAGCCAAAATTGTCTAGTAGCGGAATTGGACAAGAGAACTTGGCTGCAGCAGATTGCCAATTTTTGGATCTCCACAGGTCGTAAGCGATACCTTCTAGTTCGTAGCAAAGATCGCAGAAAGGCATACTAAACGGTAATGGCCAAGGACCTTGTGCAGTTCTTCCTACTCCGCCACAAACCAAACAAATCTCCTCTGCACGATCACTCATTTATCTCTCCCATCTTCGGATACTTAGCCATAAGCCTTTCCAATTCCTTTCGTTCTTTTTCCTCCTTAACTGCTTCCTCTTTTTCTCGTTCTGCCTTTGTTCTCTTTTGACACTCTTCCTCTGTTATTACACCCAGCCGTGCTAGAGTATAATTTTGAGCTGGACCAAACTCGATTGAAGTATCACAAGATTTCTCGCTACCACAATTGTCACACACAGCAGTAGCATAAATATGAGTGTAAGTCGTATCAGAGAAAAATATTGAGATGCTATCGAACCCAATCAACACCTTCTTTACCGTTTTATACTCAAAATTATCTCCGACATAGTTTGAGTCACTCATCGTTGTTTTCCTCTTCTACCTGCATCTCAATCAGATGGTCTTGTAGTTCCGCTTCATGGTAATGTCGTTCACACAAACCAGTACCATAAGTTTGACACAATTGGCTCCTAGAACGCCAAACTATCTTCCCTTCGCACGGAGAGGAACCTGCCATACAGCAAACAAACTTCACCTGTTCACGATGGTAGTACGGATCCATTGCCTTCTTACTCCGCAGCATACTTGTTACGTCGCTTTACTTCACACTGGCTCTCAATATCGTCCCACACTTCAGTAACGATACGACGAAGCTCTTTTTCCTTATTACAACCCTCAATGTATGCTACCAAATCCTCTGCCTTCCCCTCAAACTGGAATTCCGGTGCTACCACGTTTTTTTGCATGATATCACCAGTGTCTCCAACAGCGGGTTTCTTACCTACCATTACCTTCTTTCGAGCAGTTGTCTCCCATCGCTTGTGTTGAAGAAGAAACCGAACGCAGCTACCAGTGTCGTCTATTCCGTGGCTGTAATAGATGGGGATCTCTATCGAGCGTTCCTTGCCTGTGACGCGATTCTTTTTGACCTTCACCTCACATACGATGCCAATCTGCATCGGTTTATCCACCCCACGAACCTTCTTTTTAATCCTCTCTCGAATACTTGACCACATTTCCACGGTGGCATAGAAACGGAGAGCATGCCCACCAGAGCGGGTTTTCTTGTCGGCAAACGGTCCCTTCGCTCCGATGTTATCCCGTGTTTGGTTGATAACGACAAGAATGGAGTCAGACTTGTGAAGTGAGGAAATCACTCTGCGAAGATTGGCACTATTCTTCTTCGCCTTACCATCCCCGTAACTACCTTTCATGGCGTCTTCAGGAGAAGAGGATTCATCATCCCCCATCTTCGCTCGCCATTGCTTTGCCACCGCCTTACGATACAGTTTCTTGTTCGCTTCAAACTTTTTTGACTCATCTTCAGAGGTAAGGCCATCCATACTATCTAGTACGTAGATGAATGGTTTCTCACGATCAATGGCATCCTGAACATTGAAATAGAACTCCTCAATCGTGGCAGAGTGAGAAGGACCACCATCCGGATCCCTTCCAGGTGCCTGTACCCGGGATGCCATCTTCTTCCCGAAGAACTTCGTGAAATCCATTAATGCGCCTTGTTCTGAGGCGTCGTAGATGAGATCGTATTTATCGAATGCAGAATTGAGGCACGCTTCCGCAAGGGAAGTGAGTACCGCAAAGGTCTTTCCGGATGCTGAATCACCGACGAAGAAGTAGTAATGACCAGATAGGAGACCTACAGACGATCTACCAGATATGGCGAGGTTGAGGAGGGTACTACCCGTGCTCAAACCAAGAGGTTTCTTTTCCTTAGACTTGCTGGCACGTACTTTATGCTTTATCGCTGCTGCTATCTTACTTGCCATATCCATCACCTGAAAATGAAATGGGGGAGGATTCCACTTTCCCGGCTAATCCCCTTAATCGGTAACGCACCGAGTATTGAGAGACCACGCCTGCCGGGGGAAATCCTCCCCTTACGGTTTTTGCTTACGATGCGTTAGTAGTGGCAAGGAACCGACTGAATACTGTTGATTACCTCTTCATCGGTAGCGTTATCAGGACTATCGATTAGCAATGTCGTACTGCTATCCATGAAGATTGGACTGCTAGATGCAGCGTTACGATTGAGTACACCCTTGAAACGCTCAACAAGTGCTGGACTCAACGAAACGTGCTCATGCTTTCGGTTGTCCATGATGCAAAAATCCCCCTTCATTCGTGAAACGAGCCGGAACCACCTTATCACAACCCAGTACAGAAGCCAATTCTGTTGGGTCTAACTCCTCTTCATCGGGAACAAGGTATATCGGCAAAGTCTCTTTGTAGTGTTGATCCCAACTACACAACTGGAAGCAAGGATCGCCTTTATTGAGGTATTCAAAACCGAAGTTGCTTTCACATTCGGAAAAAGACAGAGGAGTCTTTTTCCTCTCCTCTATCCTTCCAAAATGGTATCCTGTCCACCACCATTTCCATCGCATCCATCGTAAAACAGACTGAATTGTTGTTCCGAACAAGATGACTAGAATACAAAAGCTAAAGACTAGAGAACAAACAATACAATAGGTTTCAAATTCCATCATGTCCAACCTCATTGTACGCGGGAGGTGGTGTATAAGACCCTCCCTAACGAAGTCGTTCCTAGCTTATCAGAAAACGAGCAACGACCTACTAGCTAGGAATGCTCCGCTGTTAGTTCTTGGAAAATTGACTGTACCACATCTCTTGATACGACTTGTTTCGCCAACCATGTCTTAGTAGTATATAGACGGGATAACCACATAACGATGAAGTAAGACATCCAACAAGTTCTTTTTGTTTCTGAATAACATCGCCTTTCAAATTGCTACCTGTCCAAATCTGCTTAACGCAGATAAGCAATCCACTTACTAATTGGATGATCTTCATTTCGTGTCTCGAAGCAGCTTTCTAACGCGATGAATGGCACCATCAAGATCAGTCAATTCCCTCTCCAACCAATCTCGATTTAGTTCACGTTGGTCTTCCGGAAGTTCCGGGTTATAGGAATCCAAACCCCAACGAATCGTTTTCCCCAACGCTGCCAACACTTCGCCACATTCCTCAGCAAGATAGCCAAGAGTTTGTAGCGGTGTTTTTGGTTCATATCGCGGATTCATCCATCACCTGTTTTTGTTAAATATGTCTTGGTAGAAGTCTTGAGAAACCTGCGTATCAGGACCCGGTTCGATGATTAGGATTTTGGTTCCTAGCGGAAACGTAGTTGGGCAAAACTCTATCACTTCCTTGTCTTCCATATCACATGAGTCTTTCCAATCCGCTCCCCACAGCTCCCAGTATGGAAGACCTGTATCCTCATTCAAGCAAAGGGTTGCTCCACCCGTCTCACACATCTCTTCACTTGGTTTTCGGGTCATAAGTAAACCCCTTCCCACTGTAGTAATCAGAGCGAACCGCCGTTCCTATTTCCCGCCAAGCAATCCATCTATGAAAACACTTCGCACCAGTTATCACATGAGCAACACAATGATAGTGGTAATGATGCCTGTTTATTCTGCACGATTTCCATCACACCAAAACTTATAAACATCCTGACCACCACACTTTGGACAAGTTGCACCAATAACCATCATATGTTAATTGACTCAATTTTCGGAGGATTCGTAACCTTACCTAACCTACGAAAAGATACCCACCAATGACCACATCCACTTTTTCCATTCCAATACATTACGACACATCGGTAATGATAATGCAGTCTAGTTAACCTACATGCATTATAAATGCCTGGAAATACCAGATTCGATGTCCAGTCGTCTTTACAAGGCGTCTCACTTATTGTCTGGTTCCCACACTTTGGGCATACTACACCGGATACAATTGGCATTTATTTAATCTCTCAATTACTCCCGGCTGGGGTCGAACCAGCGACATTGGCCTTGTAACGATCACGCTCTACCAACTGAGCTACGGGAGTGTATGCTGGCCATATCTACTCGGGAGACCAGCGACCCGCTACTAAAGGTGAGTCGTCTACTCAGTCCTCACCCCGTAGTTTCTACTTATCGCTTCCCACCCGGCTTCTTCGGAGCGGGTTTCTTACTGCCACGAGGAGCCGGTTCATCCTCATCATTGTCAAGGTCTTCCTCCTCCTCTTCTTCCTCTTCCTCATCCTTGGCAACTGGCTTCTTCGCTCCAGCCTTACCACGCGGCTTGAGTTCTTCCTCTTCCTCCTCCTCCTCTTCTTCAGGCTCCTCTTCCTCTTCGACTTCTTCAGTAGCAACCTTCAATTTCTCCACATCAGCAGGGCTAATATCCGTCAACTTCTCCCCCTCCTCATTGATGAGGGTAAGGGAAGTACCATCCCCACTGATCTTCTTGACCTCACATTCCTGACCTTCATAGGTCACAAGCATTTCTTCCTCAATGCCGAATTCATCTGCGGTTGGTTCCTTCTTCCCTCCCTTGCGAGCAACCGGCTTCTCCTCCTCTTCATCCTCTTCATCCTTGGCAACAGGCTTCTTCGCTGTAGTTTTCTTCCCATTGCGATGATTCGTATCAATATCCGGATCATCATCCTCAATCTCATCGGCATCCGGTTCCTGAAGGAAGAGTTTCTTCAACTCCTCATAGGCGATTTCCTTCGGCATCTCATCCAGGCAGTGAGCCTTCTCAAACATCTCATCATCATAGGCTTCCTTGCGTTCCTTGAATTCGATGTCGGAGAAGGTGAGGAATGGGCGTCCACCCATGCTATCTTCCTGGGCACCAATCTTGAGGGTTTTCCCTTCCTCCAGATCCGGGAACAGGTCGTAATTATCATCCTCATCCGCGTTGTCTAGCTTGTTCTTGAGATGCTTCCCAAACAGGTGATAGGAGACATCCCACACCTGCACACCCTTCTCCGTCTCAGAGAGGTCGATGATGTTGAACAGCTGCCGTTCCTTCGGAGTGAGTTGCTTGATAAGGTCCTCATCTGAATCTGACTTGCGAAGCAACTTGCTGCGATGCTCGCAAACGGGACACGACTTACCGAATGTCTTCGCGGGGCAGCAGTAGGAATCCTGATTTGGCCCAATCCCGCGATGGATCCAGTAGGTACGCTCGAAATGAACCTCTCCACTATCGGCCTTGGGATTACCTTCCCCAGCAGTGTAAGGAATGAAATCCAACCGATAGGTTCCCGCCTTCTTCGGAGCGAAGATGGAACAATTCTCCGGTACTGCCAATGTGGTACGGGAGAAACCGCTTACATGCTCCTCTGCCCACTTCTTCGCCGAAACCTTCTTCCGATTCTTGCTGCTAGATGCCATTGCCATTAGTACTTTCCTCTTTCTGCTTGAGGTATTTGTAGAAAACCTCTTTACCCTTGAGATGCCCTACCGTTGCCATCTTCGCTACGAAGTAAGCAAGGAAGGGTAGGACGGCAACCACTGCCAATCCTTCAAGAATTACCATTTCGTTTTCCTCTTCTCTCGTTTAGCTTTGCTTTTACTCGATCGCTGGTCCTCACTTTCTGTGCTTCCGTAACATGCTCTCTGCTGTAATTCGATGGCTGAGGTTCCGCATAATACTTCGCCATCCATAGATCGGTTCGTTTTTGCAGTGCCCATTTACGATGATCCAAACCATCTACCACCGCTTCCAACGTATCCATATCGTGTTTCGCGTCAATTAGTTTACTACTAGCAGTACGATAACGGGGATCCAACTTCACGGCAGCATCTACTGCACCTTCGGTGAGCTTCCCAATGTCGAAACTAGCTGGTTCCCTACGAATATCCTGTTCAATCTCTGCAATGGTAATATCTCTGTCTACCTTTGCTCTTTCATAATCTGCCCGGGCATCAGCTAGCTTTGTGCCATATTCGTAGACCAGCTTCGGTTGATTGTTCCATTCCTCATCGAGACGTAGCTCATCAAGATTGAAGAAGTCGAATTCTTCTAGTTGGGTTTTCACTTTGAAAGTACAACCTCCGCACAAGCAAGAGTCAATCCAGCTTTCTTGCTATCGTAGAAATTGTTGGAGAATGCGGTAAGAACATTCAAGGCTCGCGGTACAAGTTTAGAATCCCCGAGTGCGATCTTATTGGCGTATGACAGAACCATGTAACGAAGTGTTTCCGGTTCATCATCCAATCCTTTAAGGACCTTGCACACTTCTGCCCACTTTACTCCTGGTTTGATGAGCAAACGGGCAAGTTCAATAGCTGATTGTTTGGAATCGGAACGATGTACGCAAGTAAGACGTTCCTCCGGATCCTCTACCGCAGCTACACTCTGAAGTATCACAAGAGACTTACGTGCCGAACCATCGGATGATTCTACGATGGCGTCCAAGACCTCGTCGGTTAGTTCAATCCCTTCTCGTTCTGCTACCGACTTAACTAGGTCTTCAATCTTCTTGTCAGTGATACGTTTGAGTTTCACCTCACAACAGCGATTGACGAGTGTAGTGAGAACCTTCTGAGGATCCGTGGTACAGAATACGAAGTAGGCATGTGGAGGAGGTTCCTCCACCATCTTCAGAAGACTAGACTGGCAATCTCCCGTAGCTCGATGTACCTCATCAAGAATCCACATGCGATAGGAGCCGCCTATCGCGGCCAAACCCATCCTCTGCCGAATATCTCTCGCTACTTCAATACCACGGGAATCGGCACAATTCACTTCTTCAAGGTCGTGTTGATTAATACCAAGGAAGTTAGCAATCACACGGGCAGTAGTTGTTTTGCCAGTGCCACTTGGACCAGTGAACATCAAGGCGTGGGGAATTGTTCCTGCCTTGAACCAACCTTTTATTACTCGCACTGCATCGGGTTGGCCGATTACCTCCTCAATGGAATCAGGCCGATACTTGCGATGAAGGTCAACAGTTTCTTCTGACATTACTACGCCTTTCTATACCAAGGATGTCTTTTGTGCTTTTTCCGCAGATTTCACATTAAGTACCATCTGGCGGAAGTAGGAAGGTTTCAACTCAACAGCGATTCCCTTCCTTCCTCCACGAACGGCACAGTATGGCGTACTTCCTATTCCACCGAAAGGATCCAATACGATATCTCCCGGAGCAGACCACAATTCCAAGCAGCGTTCAATTACGTCAATTTGCAAAGGACATACGTGTTTTTGATCGTCTGGATCTTTTGCGTCTCGATGAGGGAGAACTTTCGATTGTCTAATATCAGTCCATACCGGAGAAGCATACTGCTGCCATATCCAGTGGGAACGCTTGTTCTTGCTCTGATCCTCCGTGGAACCATATATTTCCAGGTTTGCAGGAATCGGTTTGGAACCGTAGTAGGATCGAATTCCCTTCTTGTGTTGAATCGGCTTCGGATTCTCTCCCGGTTTCCGGAAAGCAAGGATATAGTCTGGTATCCCGGTTCTGCAAAGAGCGGAATCCTTCACGATTTGCTTGTGAGCTAGCCCTATTGCCTTGGTACGGGTAGCAGCAATCAGAGGATCTTTCCAGATGCAGAACCTTGCATGGTAGATGAAACCATGTTCCTTGTGGCAGCGAACAATATCACCAGGGAAATCATTGAGACCTATCTCCTCTCCATCCCGCTTGAAGGTAGGTAAGTCCATGCAATGTACTGCTACAATCCTACCCGGCATCGTCACTCGAAATAAAGCTTTCACAAGGAAGGAGTAATGAGTGAAAAACTCTTCATAGGAACGGCAGTTACCCATGTCTCCGAGAAGGTTAGAATACGCAAATAATTCACTGAAAGGCGGAGAATAAAGGGTGAAATTAACTGATTCTTCCGGTAGTTCCGGAACTACTTCACAGCAGTCTCCATTATACAAGGCGTACTTATCGTTGATTACCTTATCTAGCTTTCTGACACTAGTAGTTGAGGAAGTTAGTTTAGCCACGACGGTAACTCCACTTCAACCTTGGTTTCTCGCTCATTCGCCACCGTAATAGCATTGTTCATCTCCCGCGTAATTCCAGCGTAGAGTTCCACCGACTGCTTTTCCTTGCGGAGCATGTTTTCCACTACCGATTGTTCACCTTCCGTGTATACAAGATGGCAGTTTACAGGTTTCTTCTGACCAAAACGCCAGCAACGACGAATAGCTTGGTAGAAGGCTTCCTGCGAATGTGATGGGAAATATATCACATCGGCACAGTGTTGCCAGTTGAGACCATGTCCGGCTATTGACGACTTAGATACCATCACCCGTTCCTTACCCATAGAGAAGGCGTTTAGCTTATCTTCCTTCTCATCATCCGAATCCGAGCCAGAAACTTGTATGGCATCAGGAATCAACTTCTCCAGCAAATCCCCTTCTGCATTCAACTGGCACCAAAGGATTGCTGGTTCATCCTTCCCTACCAAACTAGCAGCCTTCTCACAACGTAGTTGTAACGTTCGTCGTTTCTCTTCTCGCTGTGCAGAGAGGGTAGTTGCAATCTCCGGTAGGAAACCTCGCCTTGGTGCTTTTGGATCGCGTAGAACTACTTGTTTTACGTTCAGAGGAGGAAGATCAAATCCCTTGTTCTCAAAACCAAGGTCCGATGGTTTCCGTACTGCACGAGCCCAACTAGCCATCCACTGCCAGAACCATTTCTTCGCATGAGGTTTGAGCATCCACTTTTGCGTTTGATCTCCACCATTCACGAAGAACGTACCTAGCATTCGGGAACGGGACATAACTCCCAATGCTTCGGAGGAACATCCAAGTTCCATGTAATCATTGGGGGCTGGTGTAGCAGTAGCTAGCAGTCGGTAAGGAACCTTGTGGAGAAACCAAGTGACTAATTTGCGAGTTTTTCCATCTTGTCCCTTCAAAATCCCCGACTCATCGCAGACTACAGCAGCGAAATCCTTCGGATCAAACTTACTCAATTGCTGATAGTTCGTGATGGTAATGCCATCATATACTTGGCCATTACGAGAACGATGTACCTCAATACCAAACTTCTTACCTTCTCTCACCGTTTGCTGAGAAACAGCAATGGGAGCAAGGATAAGACACTTACCACCCGTTTTACGAATTACATTCTCACAGAAGACGAGTTCCTGGGCTGTCTTGCCCAACCCGCAGTCCTCAAGCAAAGCACATCTTCCTAACCGTACTGCCCAATCTACAAGAACCTTCTGAAAGTCGAAAAGGAAATCCGGCATCCATAGAGGTTTGAAACCAGAGAGGGTTTTGGCGATACGTTTGGAGTTCAGAAACTCAGCGTAAGACATCATGCTGCTTGTTCCTTTGGTGCCCATACGCCGTTCTTTTCCTCCCACACCTTCTTGTCGAACCACGATTCACCCGGCATTACAACATCCACCTCAATACCGAGAGGAGTAACAATCCAGTCCCAATGTTTCCGAATGGCTTCTGTCATCACCCATTTCGTTGCATGAATATAATCTTGGAGTTCCGTAGTAGGAATATC